AAAGACCTCAAAGAGCAATCAAAAGCTCTTCGGGCAAGGGCTAGAGATCTCGAACAAAATAACGATTATGCCTACAAATATCTGGGTCTAACTGAGTTAAACACTGTCGGTGAGCATGGAATTCGCTTGCAAGTCAAAGCGCGAACCAATAGAGGCAAGCTAGACACTCGCATCAATCGCCTAGTCGAAAAAGCGTTTACCAAGTGGCAAAGAGCAGAAACGTGCAGCATCGACGGACGGTTGAATTGGATAGAGATCCAGCGTCTTATCATTAGATCTTGTGCGCGGGATGGCGAGGTCTTAATACGCTTTGTGCGCACAAACGACAGCATACAGCTAGCCATTTATGACGCAGATTTTTTAGACAACGATCTAAACCGTCCACCTGGGCAAAACCAAAATCAGATCATTCAAGGCATTGAGGTCAACGCGCAAGGTAGGCCAGTTGCCTATTATCTTCTTAAAAGCAATCCAAACGATATGCCGACTTTATTCGGTAAGCCAAGCACCCGCGAATATGAGGTTGTTCCTGCAACCGATGTAATCCACATATACAAAACTGACAGACCCAATCAAGTGCGTGGCGCAAGCTGGATGGCAAGCGTAATGATTCACATGCTAATGCTCAATAGATATGAAAGAGCAGAAATGGCAGCAGCAGAAATGAGCGCCCGCAAAATTGGCTTCTATACCACGCCAACAGGAGATTATCTTGATGGCGAAAAATCTCAAGAATACGGTTTGCCAACGGACGTTAACGGCTTGGGAATGATGGAGTTGCCCACGGGCGTTGACGTTAATTTGTTAGATCCAAATCACCCAGTGAGCGCGTATGCAGACTATGTAAGCGGCGTTTTGAAGGGGATAGCTGCCGGTCTTGGCGTTACCTACCACGCACTTTCTGGCGATCTAACACAGGTTAATTTTAGCAGCATTCGCGCTGGCACCATTGAAGAACGTGATCGCTGGAAGGCAGTTCAACAGTGGTTAATTTCCAAACTTCACACCCCAGTTTTTGAGCGTTGGCTGCAACAGAACGCAGCGTCTTTAGGGCTGTCGCAAGCTGACGTAGACCGCATAGAAATTAGCTGGCAACCAAGAGGCTGGACTTGGGTTGATCCAGTAAAAGACCTCCAAGCACATCAGTTAGCGTATCAATTAGGTGTTACCAGCTTGTCAGAAATTGCGGGTGCCAGCGGCAGAGATTTAGAGGAAGTATTCGATCAACGGGCTAAAGAAAAAGCGTTAGCCCAAGAATATGGCGTTGAGATTAACCAAATAACAACAGAGGTGAATCCAGATGAATCAGATTAAAACTGGAGATTTACAAAGATTTTTTCAATTAGATCGTGCGGCTGTTGATGAAGAAAACAGAACAGTGCGCCTATCCTTTTCAAGCGAAGAACCTGTCGAAAGATGGTTCGGGAGTGAGGTGCTTTCGCACTCGCCTGAGTCGGTTCGAATGGATCGCTTGAACGGTGGAGCGCCTTTGCTTTGGAACCATGATACCAGCGATCAAATAGGCAGAGTCGAATCTGCCAGCATCGAAAACGGGCGCGGGTTTGCCGTTGTCAGGTTTTCAAAAAGTGTTAGAGCTGAAGAGCTTTTTCAAGATGTTGTCGATGGCATAACCAGCAACGTGAGCGTGGGCTACCGCATTCACGAAATGCAGCAGGAAGGCGACAAAGAGATCTATCGGGCAACCGATTGGCAACCGCACGAAATCTCACTGGTAAGTGTACCTGCTGACGCAAGCGTTGGCATTGGTCGCTCCGTGGGAGAACACCAAACACGGGTACTAACCCAAAATATTATTGAAGAGGAAACTCAAATGAGTGATGAAATTAAGTTCGACGTTCAAAGCGTCAAAGACGAAGCACGCGACCAAGCATTAGCTGAAGAGCGCGGCAGAATATCCACCATCAACGACATGGCTAAGGATGCACCTTATCTTAGGGAATTAGCCGACAAAGCATTAAGCGAAGGCCAGCCATTAGACGTATTCCAGCGCAGTGCGTTAGAAGCTACCAAGCAGGAGCTAAAGCGCCAGCCTTCAAACGATTTAATCAACTCTCCACTAACTGTCGATATGACAGAAAAAGAGCAGCGTAACTTTTCAATCGTAAAGGCAGTTCAAGCATCTGCCACAGGCGATTGGTCAAAGGCTGGCCTAGAGCGCGAAGTGTCCAACGCTATCGCTGCGCGAGTTGGTGACAGCAATGGCGGCTTCTACCTTCCAACCGACATGGCTTGGGGTTCAAAGCGTGATCTAACAGCAGGGACTAATAACCAGGGTGGTTTCCTTGTTGGAACAGATCACATGGCTGCAAGTTTCATCGACGCGCTTCGCGCAAACATGGTCACTATGCAAGCTGGCGGTCGAATGATGACCAACCTACAAGGCAATGTAGCTATTCCTAAACTAGCTACTGGCACAACCAACATTGGTTTTGTTGCTGAAGGTGCAGCACCGACTGAGGGTCAGCCAGTGTTTGCTCAGGTTGCATTAAGTGGTAAGGCGATTGCTGGCTACGTTCAAATTACAAGGAACCTCCTAGTGCAGTCAGACCCTTCCGTCGAGGCGATGATTCAAGATGACATCACGCAGGGTATCGCAGTCGCACTAGACGCAGCAGCTCTGGCTGGTACTGGTTCTAGTAATCAGCCTACAGGCATCTTGGCAACCACGGGTATCGGCAGTGTTTCGTTCAGTAGTTCTGGCGCTCCCACGTTCCAAGAGGTGGTTGCAGTAGAAACTGCCATCGTTCTTGATAATGCTCAGGCTGACGGCATGGTAATGGTTACTACTCCTGCAATGGCTGGCGCGTTAAAGACTACGATTAAGGGCGGCTCTGGTTCTGGTCGCTTCATTACTGAAGACGGACAAGCCAATGGCTACCCAGTACTTGCAACCTCCAGCATGACTGCTAACACGGTTTTACTTGGAGATTTTAGTCAACTGATCGTAGCTCAGTTCGGCGCAATCGAGGTCATCACCGACAGAGATGCGACTACTGGAATCATGACACTCGGCGTTCACATGCTTGCGGACATCGGCGTAAGACGCGCTGAATCGTTCAGTAAAGGCGCGTAATGATTGGTACTGAAAATGCTCCCAGCCTTGTGGCTGGGAGTTACCTCAAAGGGGACAAACGCATGGCTAAGGTCAAGATGCTAAGAGATACGGTTGCGTCAGGATTCGATGTTAAGGCCGGTAAAGAATACGAGTTAGACGAAAGTGACGCTCGATTATTGATTGCTACAAACAAAGCAGTGCCGGTAGAAGGCAAAACCGCAAAAGTAGAAAACCGCGAGGCTGGTTCTACTACTACAACGAGAAAGAAAAAATGATTGTTGAAGTAGTCAAAAGCTGCAAGACCGACCAAGGCAGTCACAAGTCTGGCGACACGATTACAGTATCACCAACAGTTGGCGAAAAACTAATTCGTAGAGGTTTTGCTGCGCTACCAAAGCCGAAGGCAAAAGCTAAGTAAATGGCTGGCGCGTTTCTACTTACAGACTTGGCTAACTTTTTTGATGACAACGATTTTGCACAAATTGCCACTATTGGCTCTGCGAAAGTCAAAGTCGTTTTCGACAATGCTTTCTTTGCTCAAGAAGTAGGCGGTTCTGTTGAAGTCGACGAAGGTATTCCAGTTGCTCATGCAATAACGAGTGATGTTGTCGGCGTAAGTAACGGAGCAACAATAGTTATTAATTCGGTTACTTTTACGATAGTGGGTCGAGAAGATGATAACACCGGCGTGACAATGTTAAGGCTTAGAAGATGAGTCATGTACGCCAACAGATTAGAGAACGGATTGCGGCAAACGTAACCGGACTAACAACAACGGGCAGCAATGTTTTTGCATCCCGTGTTTACAACATTTCAACCAGTGAGCTACCCGCTTTGCTGGTTTACGCGATTAGCGAAAGTTCAGAACGTGATTCGTTTCTGAGTACTAATGGATTAGAAAGGTCTGTTGATATTTTAGTTGAGGGATACGCAACGACTTCTGCAAATCTAGATTCAGTTCTAGACACGATTAGCGCAGAAGTAGAAACAGCGGTTGCAGGTGATCCGACCTGTAACGGACTTTGCAGAGATATATTTCTGAGCAGTACAGACGTCGATTTGACGCCAGACGGTCAAAAACCCGTGGGCAGCATAAAGCTCACTTTTGAATGCACTTACAGAACAACAACTATCGCGCCACAAACCGCGATTTAAACGGAGAAGAAAATGGCTACTCATACAGCGGTAGAAGGCACTATCACAGTTGGCGGCACAGGCGTTGGATCTTTGCGATCTTTGGGCCTAGACACATCGGCGGAAACAATAGACGCAACCACAATAACGTCTACATCTAAAATCAACAAAGCTGGCACAACCAGTTTTTCTGGCTCTGCGGAATGCTATTGGGACGAATCGGATTCTGTTCAAATCGGAATGGTCGAAGGAACTACAGTGGTTTTGGTCTGGGCTTTCGAAGGCACCACCAGCGGTGATTATATCTACAGCGGTAGCGCGATTGTTAACAGCGTTAGCATTTCAGCAGCTACAGATGGCATGGTCGAATGTTCCTTTAGCTTTACCGGCACCGGAGCACTGACAAGAGGCACTGCTTAATGAGTAGCGTATTAGAAGCCGCAAAGCGTCATTATTCAGATTTGATTGATGGCGAGTTAAAGTTTCTAGACGTTGACGAATGGCAGGTTGATGGTAAGGCAACGCGAATTTTCTACAGACAATATATGTCCGTAGAGGAAAAGGGCGATTTGGTCAAACTGTACAACCAAGATTCTCATTACGAAATGATGGTAATGGCGTTAATTCATTCTGCAAGAAATGAAGACGGCACGAAGATGTTTAAAAAGGCGCAAAGATTCGATCTGATGAAGTTTGTTTCTGCCGAAGTTGTAGAGGATATTTTCACTCGCATGGGTCTGTTTGCAGAAAATGATGACGCAGCAAAAAAATAGTTGCCGACCCTGATTTACGCTTCGCGTTAATGTTGGGGGAGGCTTTAGGCAAAACGCTACCAACAATTCTAGCAATGTCCGAACTTGAATTTGAAGTTTGGGCAGAATATTTTAGGCAAAAAAATGGCAGCAGCTAGTGCGACATCAATTAAAATTACCGCTTTTGACGCGACTAAAAACGCCTTCGGTTCTGTCACAAAAGGTCTGGGGAAGGTCGGGCTAAATGTTGCCAAACTAGGCGCAGCTTTCGCTACGTTGGGCGTTGCTGCTGGTGCGGCTATCGTCAAATCTCAAATGAACACGATCGACGCGCTCGGTAAAACTGCGGATAAAATCGGCACAACAACCGAAGCACTAGGTGCTATGCGTCACGCTGCTGCAATCACGGGCGTAGCCACTACAACATTAGACATGAGCCTTCAGCGGTTCGTACGCAGAACTAGTGAAGCGTCAATTGGCCTCGGCGAGGCCAGATCTGCGTTCAGAGAATTAAAAATTGACGTTCAGTCGTTCAACAATCTACCGCTGGAAGAGCAAATTGGCTTGATAGCTGATCGCATGGGGACGCTGGGTTCGCAAACTGACAGGGTTCGTATAGCCCAAAAGCTGTTCGACTCAGAAGGTGTGGCAATGGTGCAGATGCTGGCTGAAGGTTCTGCTGGCTTGAAAGAAATGAGCGAAGAAGCGGGTGCACTTGGCATTCTTTTAGACCGAGCAGACGTTGCTCAGATCGAGGCTGCTAATGATTCCTTAACTCGATCAGGCGCAGTTATAGACGGTCTTATTAATCAATTTAGCGTTGGCCTTGCTCCGTTTGTTGAAGAAGCTGCCAACATGATGAGACAAGCAGCACTAGACACTGAAGACTTTGGTTCCATAGGTTTTAAAGCAGCGCGTTCAGTTGTTGAAGGTTTAGCTAGTTTGCTAGATACATTGAATTCTTTACGAATCGGTCTAAAGATGGCTGAAATGGCGTTCGAAGAATTTAAACGATTAGGAATCATAGCAATATCAGCTTTGATACAGCCATTTTCTTTTTTACAAGAAAAAGTAAACAAAGTCCGTGAGGCGCTTGGGTTGCCTTTGATTGATAGCCCGTTAGTCGATGCTTTTAAACAAACAACAGATAACCTAGTTGTGATGCGCGGAGAACTTGAAGCGTTGAGAGATGCGCCAAGTGCGTTATCAACAATCACCCCAATATTTGACCAGATAGAAAGCTCAAGTCGCAGGGCTGCTGAAAGTATTGCAAAGGTAAAAACAGAATTAGTTAAACAAGGTCAAACTGGCGAGGTTTTAAATCAGACGCAAATAGAAGGCCGAAAGGCATTAAACGATTATCTAGATATGTCTAGATCAGATCAAGCGCAAAAAGTTACCGGTTCAATGCGCGATCTTTTTGGCAAAAATAAAGCTTTTAATATTGCCGGTGCCGTGATGGACACCTACAAAGGTGCCACGCTTGCACTTGCATCATACCCACCACCATTAGGCGCAATAATGGCGGCTGCAACAGTTGCCAGTGGGATGGCCCAGGTTGCACAAATCAGGTCGCAATCTTTCGAGGGTGGTGGTTTCACTGGTCGCGGGGCTAGAGCGGGTGGAGCAGATGGTAAAGGCGGCTTTATGGCAATGTTGCACCCCAACGAATCCGTAATCGACCATAGCAAAGGTCAGGGTGGCGGTGTAACGGTCATAAATAATGTTGATGCGAGGGGCAGCGGTGCAGACGTAGAGCAGAAGATAAAGATTGCGATGGCGCAAACATCACAGGAAACCATTGTCACCATTCGTGATCTGATGCGTAGAAGGAGGTTTGTCTAATGACTACTTTTACATTTCCGAACATCACGCCAACCACAAACACGCTAGAACTAGTCAGCAATACGCGCACTTATCAATCACCGCTTACCAATGCGATTCAGACAGCATCACGAAAAGGTTCGCTGTGGAAAGCATCGCTCCAGTTTAAAAATCTAAACGGTGATGACCGCCAGGAGATGCAGGCGTTTCTTGTAAAGCTAAACGGTCAGCAGCACAGATTTACTTTGCAGGATCACAGCTACACTCCACGGGGCGCGGGTGGTGGCACTTTGCGAGTAAACGGCGCGAGCCAATCGGGTACGACTTTGATTTGTGATGGGGCAACCGCAAGCGTTAAC